CCGTTTGATGCAGCAGGCGTTCCGGAAGAACCTGCTCCGCCAGAACCAACAGTAACTGTGTACTCTGTTCCAGCAGTTACACTTAATCCTGTTCCAGTTCTAAACCCACCGCCGCCACCTCCACCACCGGCATTGTTAGATGTGGCTCCACCACCGCCGCCACCGGCTACGACAAGATAATCCACGCTAGTCACACCAGTCGGAGCAACCCATCTAGTCGATGACTTGAAGGTGAATACAGTCTGTGATGCGACGTTGTACTTGAGGATGACAATGCCGGAGCCGCCGTTGCCGCCTGTTGAAACAGAACTTGAAGCACCACCACCGCCACCACCCGTGTTGGCTGTACCTGCAGCTGCACCCGGAGAAGGATTGGATGAACCATTGCCACCACCACCAGTTCCGCCTGTGCCACCAGATGCAACAGTTTGGTATCTAGCCCCACCACCACCACCACCTGCATAGGTAACGCTACTACCGCTTATTGAAGAAGCGGTTCCATTACCACCGTTGCCGCCACTTGGATTTCCGCCAACACTTCCAACAGCACCAGCTCCACCGCCACCGCCACCAGTTTGACCGGGTACGCTTCCATTGCCACCGCTGCTTCCTTGCGACGGAATTGTGCTTGGTGTGTTTCCTGCTCCACCGTTAGAATTACTAGAGCCACCACCTCCAGACCCACCACTTTGACCATTACTGGCTGACGGCCCCAAATCAGCACCACCACCACCACCACCAGTAGAAGTAATCGTTGAAAATACTGAATTACTTCCATTAGCTCCGGTGTTATTTGCTGCAAGAGCCGTACCGCCAGCACCAACGGTAATCGTGTAATCAGTCCCGGCTGTAACGCCTAAGCCGGTTCCAGTACGAAAGCCACCTGCACCACCTCCGCCGGAACCATAACCACCAGAACTTCCACCGCTTGCACCACCGGCGACCACTAGGTACTCAACCTCGGTCACGCCAGTAGGTGCAGTCCAAGTGCCAGATGCGGTAAAGGTCTGGACAACAGTAAATGTTCCACCGCCAACTACACGACCTAGCAGCATTGCCATGATTCCACTCATGTCAGCCCCTTAGCTTACGTTGCCAGTTACGACACAGACCGTACCGCTAATGAATAGAACTGTAGCTACACCTCTAGTTGCTAGTGTCATCGTATCCTTATCTGTATTCGTTCCAGCAATGTAAGCTGTTGTAATCGAGCAGGTAATCGTAATATTGCCTGTCGTATTGTTAAAGATAGAAACAATGTCACCAGCAGCAAATGTGCTGTTAGGGATAGTGATTGATCCGCTAGTGCCAACACCAACAAACTCACCGATGTCGGTGGTCGCCAGTGTGTATGACGTAGTTTTGTCTGAGCCAGACTGCGGAACATTCCTGTACCCAAGCGTTGAAGCATCAGGTGGCAAGGTGTATGTGTTGGTTCCAGCAATAGCAGGTGCGTTTAACGTAGCCGAGCCTGACGTTGAGCCAGCCAGCTTCAGCCTTGTGGAGTTGAACGTCTGATCCGCAGTAAACGTCGTAGCCGTACCCGGAGCAACATAGTCCGTACCAGCCGACGCATTCGCTAGTGCACCACCAGAGTTTGCTTTCAGAATCGCTGTGCCTGACGGAGGCGCTAGGTAATCTGTTCCAGCAGTTGCGTTAGCTAAAGCACCGCCAGAGTTAGCTTTGAGAATTGCTGTACCTGAAGGTGGCGCTAGATAGTCTGTACCAGCGGTTGCATTTGCTAAAGCGCCGCCAGAATTGGCTTTCAGAATCGCTGTACCTGACGGCGGTGCGAGATAATCTGTACCAGCAGTTGCCGCACTGAACGCTGAACTGCCGTTACCCTTTAGCACACCAGTTAATGTCGTAGCACCTGTGCCGCCATTGCCAACAGGCAGCGTACCTGTCACTTGGGACGCTAAGTTAATGGTACCCATCGACTGCTTCAGGCTACCGTTGGTGTCAAAGGTACCGTCAGTCGTCCAGGTATCGCCAACCGCCAGCGTTACTTTAGCGATCGTGCGTTGTGTCGCATTGTTGTCGTACTTAACAAAGATCGTCACCGCAGCCGTATCGCCGTTATAGATCGTGATGTCTTTCACGACGCGGCGATTCGATCCTGTGGGCGCAGGTACAACCGTTACATCGGTCGAGCCGTTTAACACGCCGTCCGTTGCGCCTTCCGTAATGCCCGACCCCGCGTTATCAGCGTAAGTCGATACAAACGTCGGATTCGTGGTGGCCGCCGAGGTGGACATTGCCACCTGAATGCTGATGGCGGTGCCGTCAAGAACTAAAGTTTTCATGTCTACCTCTTAAGATAAAAACCACGCGTAGGCACCACCGTCGCCGGAGCCGCCGCCTGTAGACGCAATCGTAATCGAGCCGGCGCCGTTGGTCACGGAAATTCCGGTGCCTGCGGTTATCGTGTTCTTCGTCCACAGACTGGTCGACTCGTTATAGATCAACACCTGACCGTTTGATGGGTTCTGCGCTGAGACATTATGCAGCTCGTCCAGTTCATAGCCGTTCTGCACGCGCACGTATAGACGACCGTTGCCGGCATTCGCGCGCTCAACCACACCGATATAGACCAAATGGTTTGGTGCATACGGTTTTGTACTAGTCAGTGTGCCGGCTGTTGCGCCCAGATACAGCGTATCGCCTGCGGTGTAGGCGCCAAGATTCAAGCCATCCTGCACACCCTGGCACAGAATCATGCCGGCCTGACCGGCGGCTATATCTTCGGCGCAAACGCCCAAAGTTTTTGCCGATGTCGCGTCGCCCGAGTTGCTTGCAAGCTTGACCGACACCCGATCGCCTGATGCGGCAAACATGTAGACCGGCTGACCCTTAGTAATCGTCACCGATTCCGCATTGGTCGCATAGGCATAAAGTGTCTGCCCGATATCCGCTGCAATGTTACTGGTCAGCCCTACCGTCAACGTCCGTTGTGTGTTGTCCCAGTACAGTCGACCGGCGGCATTCGTTACCGTCGCCGACGTATTGAAATCAACGTAGTTTGTAGTAGCTAACGATGTAACGCCCGCAACCGCACCGGCATCCGACACGGTAACGACGCTGTTTTGAATCAGCTTGCCGGTTGTCGTATCAAACCGAGCAATAGCATTATCGGTTGCAGACGAAGGCCCAACAACATCACCTGATCCAGACGGCGTACCCCAGGAAGCCGTAGAACCATCGGTCGTTAAGAACTTACCTGCGTTGCCCGACTGATCTGGCAGACTTGCGCCGCCCCCGCCACCGCCACCTGATGCGCCTTGATTGATGACAATCTTTAAGCGATCGGCGATATCTGGCGGCAGTACTTCGCCCGCATTGATTGTTCGACCGTTCGATAGTTCGATAACTAGGCTGTTGTCGAAGTCAAGAAACGCATTGACCACCGACACGCCATCTTGACCGTCGACACCGTCGCGGCCAGCCGCTCCGTCAACCCCATTTTTACCGTCTTTACCGGGTCGACCGTCCTTACCATCGCGGCCTGGGCGACCATCTACCCCCGGCGCGCCGTCTTTACCGTCCTTGATGTTAGCAACGCGTGTCTCGATTGTCTGCGCGACAGAATCAAAGCGCGAAGTGACGTCTGATTCGATCTTACGCAGCGCGGCTAAGACCGCTTGGACGTTTTCACCGACCTTTTTCTTCTGAATTTCCTTGCTTTCACGAATCGACTGCTGAACCGACTCAAGAATTTTCAGCTTTTCTTCGTCGTTCATCGACTCCAGATCAGGGATTAAGCTCATTTCAGCTCCTCCCCTAGCGACTCAAGAAAATCGTTCTCAACTTTGGTCAAATTCTCTCGTTTCGTCTCCATTTGAAGCTCAACGATCTTTGATTTGTTCTTGATGTCGGCTTCTTTCAGCATCAGCTCCGCCAATTTGACCCGCTTGTCGAACTCTTTGGACGCCAGATCGTCGCTAGTCGGCAAATTCTGCGTGGTTGCCGACATAATCTTCGCTTCCGTCTCGACGGGCTTCAACCGCGCCTCGATCAGCGTCTTCGTGGCCTCTGCACGGTTCTGCTCGGCCTGCGTCTGATTGACCGCGATCTGCGCCTGCGCTGCTTGCATGGCCAACTGTTGCTGCATCTGCGCCATTTGCTGCTGTTCTGGGTTCGGCTGCGCCATCTGTGTCAGCGACTCCATCAGCTCCATGCGGTTCGACAGCGAGCTGTTGGCCACAATGCCCTTCAGGATCAACGGCAACACTGGCGTGTCTGGCCCCAAGGTCTGCAACAGCGCAATGAACTGCGCCTGCTCGTACTCGCGGGCGATAATGCCCAGTGTCGCCGTCGGAATGAAGTTCATATCCACCGACGGATACCGCTCGGGATCGAATTGCATGTACCTAAACGCCGCCTTCTTAATGAACGGCATCAAAAAGTCTTCTTGGAAGTTCACCAGCGTGCGCTTGTACTTCTTGATGATCGAAGCAACTGCCATCGACATGCCGGCATTGCCACCGTCACGCGAGACTTGACTGACCATCCCTTGACTATCGAGCGTGCCCGTTGCCTGCAACAGCATCGTCTCAAACCGCTGGGCGGTGGCCAAGTTGTCGTTCGATGTCTGACCAAACTTGAACGGGAACAGAATCTCGTTCGGGTTGCCGTTCGTCAGAATCGCCTTGCCCGGACGCACTTCAAACTTCGCGCCACGCGGCAGACGCGTCGCATCCATCGCCATCATCGGAGCCGATGTCAGCGCCAGCCCATCCAGATGCGAGCGCACTTCTGCGTCGATCGCCTTCTGCATGTTGTACGCCTTCTCAACCGTCCCCCGTCCAGGCAAGCGGTTGGGCACCGTATCGTCCTGGTACGACAGCACCGGACGATCCTTCATCATGTACGGATTCTCTTCGGCCTTCAAGAGCATCCCGTCGTTGGCGATCACAACGATCGCCTCGACCATGTCCTGATAGTCTTCTGCTGCCGAGTCGTCGGGGAACAGCTCGACCACGTCCTCATCATCCCCGGTCAAGTACTCCCGCGGAACCAACCCGTAGTAGGTCAGAAGCTTGACCTTCTCATCTTGATACGAGCTGACCTCTTGTGTCGGCTCCAGATCAGTGTCGTCGTACGTCGGTGTGATGTTGACTTTGCGATAGATGCCGCGCTCGATGTTGCGCACCACCTTGTGGATCGATACGTACTTCTCAATCGCCACACCCATGCAGTCGTCGACCGACGTGCCGTTTGGATCAAACAAGAAGTTCTTCGGGTTCACCGGCACCAATTTCACCGACACCCGCGGCTTCTCGATCACGCCAATGGCCGCCTGCCCCATCTGCCCAGGGATCGGTTGCGTAGCCGGCATGTATTCCTTCTCCATGCTGACCACGATCTCACCAATACCGGTGCCATAGATTTCGGCTAACAACTCGATGTGATCGATAGATTTTCTAATCTTGTCCTTCTTGAAGTCTTCCATCAACTGGCGCTTGATCATCTCCACGTCCAGTGGGCTGCCGTCGATGTCCTTCAAGTCGTCTTCGATGTCGAAGTACTCGCCTGAGCCAAAAATCGCCTCCATGATCTCGGCGTGGCGCGTCTCCACCGCCTGCTGCGTCATCGGCGTGACCAGGCGGGAGCGTTCAGAATCGCGGGTCTTGTCTTCGACTGCCCATTCGCCACGGAAGATACGTTCGTATTCTTCCCAGCTCGGCAGGAAATTGATGTCTCGGTAGGTACGCCACCGATCACAATGATCAGTCACGAAAGAAACTAACTCTTTATCGGCCTCGTCTGGCTGATCAAAGTCGTTTTGGTCCATCTCACACTCCAGCGATCACGTCGATTGGTTCCCAATCATCATCCGCGTCGTCCGCAAAGTAAGAGGTTACGGCCAACTGGTCTATGTAGGACAATGCATCGGGCAGGTCATCATGCACGCCCTGCGCAGGAAACAACAGCAGTTGGTCGAGGAATGTTTCCCAAT